GGTCGTCCGACCACCTCCCATCGCTCGAAGCCCAGCACCTCGCGGACGTTGGCTGAGATCCAGAGCAACGTGCCTGCGCTATCGACGAGATGCACGATGATCGGGCGCCGCTGATCGTCGAACGAGGGCACCATGGGGTAGTCCATGGCGTACCCCTTGCGCCAAGTACGCAACTGATGCAGCGATAACGTCTGACCGTCATCGGTGCGCGCTGTGTGAATTTGCGAGGTCCGCAGGAAGCCCCCCTGGGTCGGCTCATGCGTGGATCGCTCGTACTGCTCGGCTTTCTCGAGCAGCTCAACCGCTGTCAGTCCGAATCCCGGTCGACGACCGGCAGCCGCCTGTCCCCATGGTCGAGTACCTGACACTGGTGGTCCTCCCGCCCTTTCTGGCGTAAGGCAGCGGGCGGTATGTGTGCGGAAACCGTCGCTTGTCTCTGGAATACGGGCAGTGTGCAGCAGTCGGCCCGGTCGTAAAAAGGGAAGAAAATCTACAAGTTATCCCTAAACACAATAGTATCGCCGCCGTGCACCATATCCGTATGGTAACGTGTCGTCTCCTGCGTGCCTACCAATTGCCGGCGGGGTTTGTGAGGTTCAGGTCACGGGTGGGTCGTCTGGCTGCTGCAGATCCCAGGGGGTCACCTTCAGTGCGCGCGCCAACTTTCTGACACTCGACGGGCGGATGGGCAATCCGCGCTCGCCGCGGGCAACGGTTGTACGGCCCACGTCGGCCTTCTCGGCAAGATCTTCCTGGCTGAGGGCGAGACGCCTGCGTTGTGACCTCAAACTGGGCACTAGCACCTCGCTAGATAATCGAATGCGAGACACTAGACGAACAGACGGTCTAACGCCTCTCTCGTGCATAACTAAGTGTCGTCTACGGTACCAGAAGCCTGCCCGCCGCGACGCTCAGTTGTGGGCCGGCGGGTAATGAATTCCTGATTTTCGTCCCTTTTTACTTCCCGTCAGGGGCGTGCAGAGTGGGTGGGCATGACCCAGTCCACCCCGCACAGGACACCTCGCGTGCGCCTGGGCGACCTCGAACTCGACGAGGATCGCTGGCGCAAACTCTCTGAGCTCGCGGCCGACGACCGCCGCGACCCGCGCGCGTATGCGCTGATTGTGGTCGAGTCGCACATCGACCGGCAGTGGGCGCGGCTCGCACGAAAGAAAGTCCTCGCCTGAGCCGTGACCGACACGCGCTCCGCGTTTGAGATGCGGCCGGAAGTGCAGACGGCGTACGACCGTTTCGTCGAGGCGCACTACGGCGAGATCGACGTCCCACTGCTGGCGGAGACGATGTTCAACGCTGGCGGCCGCGCGACCACGCGCGCCCTGGTGCAGTTCGGCGACCTGCTGCCACTGGTCAACCGCATCGACCAGCGCATTCACCAGATCCTCGGCCTGGTCGAGGGCATGGCCGACCACGAGCTGGAGCGTGAGACCGAGAATGGCTCGGCGTACTGGGACTCGGAGAGCGTGTGACCTTCGAGTTGCCGGGCGTGCTGTGGGTGGTCTTGCTGGCGTGGGTACTGGCGAGCATCGCCGTCGGCGCGGCACTGGCACGTTGGTTCAGGTTTCTGCGGTGAGCCTCGTCACGCGCGGCCTGACCAGGCCAGCGACACGCGCCCATGCATACCGTGTGTCGGCGCCCACGCTCAGCAGGGCGTCGCTGCTGTTGCTCGAGGGCGCCGGCGAGGAGGAGTTGACGCGCTTCGTCAAGGCGCGCGCCAGAGTGCACGGCTGGAATGGCTGGCATCTGCGCGACAGCGAGGGCGTCATCGAGAGCGTGCACACGCTGCGTATGGACGGCTACTGCGACGGCCTGGGCCTCCCGGACTGGGAGTTCTGGCACGAGGTGCTGCAGCAGTCCTTCCGCGCCGAGCTGAAGGGTGCCAGTGGGACCCTGAGCAAGGACCAGAAGCGCACACTCCCGTCCATGCGCCGGGGCGGCATCGTGTGCTTCGAGTGGTGGCCGCATGACGGTCAAGCCATCGAAGACACCTTTCGCTATGGGCTCGGAGAGCGGGCATGAGGGATTTGCTCGATGCCGTCGACACCTTCCTGGCGTCGCCTCCTGACGTGCCCGAGTTGTGCCAGCAGTTCGGCTGCCGTCAACCCGTCCAGACCTGGTGCCCGCTGTGTCGCGCGTTCTTCTGTGCCGAGCATGACTCGCTGTACCCGGTGCGCCGCCACGATTGCCTGCGCGGCAAAGCGGAGGGGGTGGCATGACGTTCACTTGCGGAGATCGCGTATACGTGATGGACCCTGGACTGGCGCAGTTGCGCGAAATTATGCGGCGGGCCACCGGTGTGGAGCCGGCGCCAAATCATCACGGTACGGTCGAACAAGTGTTGGAGGAAGACGGGATGGTCCTCATCAACTTCGACGAGGACGGTGTCGAAGGAGCCGGCAACGCAGCCCCATACCCGTTCGATGAGGTTCGTCTGCTGAAGGCAGGTGCATGAGCAGCTTCGTGGTCTCTTACGAACGCAAGCTCTCCGACGGTAATTTCGGCTCCGAAGGACTCACGTTGTCGTGGTCGTGGCAGGACGACGAGATTGAGGATGTTGACGCTGGACAGATCACTGAGCAGCTCGAGACGGCGTCGCAATTCCTGCGCACGCTGGTATTGACAGAGCTCAGCAAGTCGGCGGCCGAGCGGGTGCGGTTCGTGGCCGAACACGAGCTGCGAGCGCGCGAGGTGAACGCATCCGTCGTTAGCGTGGCTACCGCTCACATCGTGGAGCTAACCGACGCCGAGGACCTGCCGTTCTGATGGCACGTGCGTCTGCGTTCGTGGCTGGTCTGGCGCTTGGGCTAGCACTCGGCACGGCGATCATCATCGGGCGCGCCGACGACGTGGCTGCTGAGGTGCTCGAGGCCGCGGTGGCCGCGCACGTTGACGCGATTGCCTTGCAGGGAGCCGTCAACACGACCGGCGCGGACCCGTGGGTCTACCTGCGCGGTGTGGGCGAATTGCCACCATTGATTAGCCAGTCATATACCAGCCAGGTTGTTTTAAATCCGCGCGTGGCGTGCATCGAGTCTAGGGAATCCGGCGGGGCCAATGTGGCCAACCGGCGGGGCTCGGGTGCTGTCGGTGTCCTGCAATATCTCCCGTCGACGTTCTACGCGCACGCCGCGGAAATGGGGCACTCCGACTGGAGTCCGTGGAACCCGGACCAGGCCCGCGCTGTGGCCGCGCACGACCTGGCGCTCGGACGACGCGCGCAGTGGACGGTGGGCGGCTGTTGATGCTGATGGACAACCAAAAGAGAAAGTGAAAGGGAACGTGAATGTCAAACATTGATGAGCTGCGCCAATCAGTTGCCGTGGACGATGGCTCGTTACCTGCGCGCTGGAATGCTGACGACGAGCCGGGTGCAACACTGCTGGGCACGTTGCTGCGCTTCGAGACGATCGTGACTGAGTTCGGTGAGGCACCGGTGGCGATCATCGAGGATGCCGACGACGGCACGGTGTGGGGCGTGGCACTGTTCCGCTCGGTGTTGAAGAAACGCTTTGACACGCTGGCGCCACGGCCTGGCGACCTGATCGGCCTGAAGTACGTCGGGTTGGCTGAGCCGCGCAACAAGGACGGCCGGCCCTACCACAACTACGTGATGAAAGTGATCCGTAACGCTGCTGCCGTTGTGCCCCTCGATGCACCCCGGGCGGCGACTGAGCCAGAGGATGATGAATTGCCCTTTTGAGTTGAGGAAGACTGATGAGTTTCGAGCCGATCTCCTTGCTCGGCGTGCGGATCGACGAACACGCGCCGGTGGCAACTTGCAACTTCTGCAATGGCCCGATCTGGTGGGGATACACCGCCAGGGGTAGACGCAATCCCTTTGACGTGCGGCTCGACAATGGCGCCGAACGGACGTCGATCACGCACTGGTCGACCTGCCCGGAGCGCGCAGCCGCGCGGGCTACCTTCGTCCGCAACCGCAATGGCTGACGACGGCATACGGGTTGAGCTGCGCATGATCGTCTCGCACGATCCCGAGCAGCGCTTTGACGTGAACGGCGTCGAGCTGGTGCAGTTCCGCGGCGACGTCGTCGGTGTGGGTGGCCCGTATCCACCGGTCGTGGTGCGCTTCGCCGGACAACAACAGGCCCAGTTGTATCGCTGGGCCAAACCCGGCAAGCACATGAGCGTCATCGGCTACCTCGACGTCAAGTTGTGGACCGATCGTGGCGGGCGATCACGCACGGCGCTGCTGATCGAAGCCAAGGACGTGTACCCGCTCAATCCCGACGTGGTCGACCACAGCCGCGAGGGTGTGTACGCGCCGACTGGACGTGCCGCGAAGGACCCGCGTGCAGCTCCGACAAAGGCCGCCCAGGCCGAGCAACTGCGCAAGATGCTGGACCTCGCCAATGCAGGCTGATCTGAGAATTCATTCGGAAGAATATGTGCGACATCTGCACAGCGAGATGTGGCAGAAAATGCGGCGCGCCAAACTCAAGGAAACCGGGGGCCACTGTGAACGCTGCGGGTGCTCGGAACTCACCGGTGAACGGCTCGAAATTCATCACCTAACCTACGAGCGCCTCGGCAACGAGCGCCGCGAGGACTTGAAGGTTGTGTGCCAGGCCTGCCACGTCGTGGAAGACGGCAAGCGCGCCGAGCACACTGAACGTCGAAACTGGGACGCGCGCGTCGCGGGGGACGCGGCACGTCGTTGGGGCAATGACTGGAACCTCTACCACGAGTGGTGGGAAGCTGAAGAAGCGCTCGAAGAATGGATCGAGCGGATTGACGAAGCATGACGACCGACACTACGGCGTACGTCTACGTCGACACCGCGTTGGGTGCGCTCAACCGTCGCAACCACGTGCGCCGCCTGAGCGAAGTTGATTTCCACAACGACAGTCCAGAGCGCTACATCAGCCACCGTCGGGCCACGTCGGCGCTGCTGGACTGGGTCAACAATCACCAGAACTCCAGCGGCAGTCCGACCATCGAGGGCTTCGACGGCGAGGTGTGGGATGCCGCCTTGCCGTTCGACTTCGACGATCGGCACGATCCTGCGCACGCGCTCGAGTGGGTGCGCCAGTTCTTCGACCGGCTGCGACTGCAGGAGGTCCCGCTGGATGCGCTGCGGGTGTACTTCTCCGGGGCCAAGGGTTTCCATGTCGAGATTCCGCACACCCTGTTCGGTGGATTCGAGCCGTCGGCGCAGCTGCACGTGTACGAGCGCGCCGCGGCCATCGACTTGATGCACGGCATCCCGTTCGACACCGCCGTATACGACAAGCTGCGCCTGTGGCGGTTGCCGAACACGCTCAACGCCAAGGGCCAGCGCTTCAAGGTGCAACTCACCCTGAACGAGGTCCTCAGCCTGAGCCCGGGCGAGATCCTTAGCCTGGCAGACCATCCTCGACCACGCCTGGCGTCCGCACCGGACGCTGAGTGGGGCCCGAACGACTACCTCGTCGAGGTCTGGCAGCGCGCTCAGCACCCCGAACCAAAACAATCCAACGGAGTGGATTTTCTGGATTCGAATGGTTTCGCAAAACTAGACGAATCTAGTGAAAGCCACTGGTTTAGTGGTTTTCCTATAGGTGAAAAAACAGGAAAACCAGACGTTAGTGTGTCAGACGCCCGCCGGGACCATGCCATCGGCGTGGCGACAGTTGGATTGATCGCCAGCCACTGGCCCGACGATCCGACGCTCAGTCGCCACTCGGACTACCTGCTGCCGCTGAGCGGCTTCCTGACCCAGCAGATGGATGCCGAGCAGGCTGCTGCGCTGCTGAAGGAGGCCGCGCTGCAATCCGGCGATCAGAACTTCCTCGAGGACCGCACACGCCGCTGGCAGGACGAGATCGATCGGTTGACCGTCAGTTCGGCAGCTAAGATCGCCGGGGATTTGCCGGTCGAAGGTCTGCCGACGCTGGCCAAGCACTGGCCCGAGCTGGCCGACTTGTTGAGCACGCTGTTCGTGGTGCGTATCCACCCGCCAGCAAAGGCCGCGGGCGCAAAGAAGTCCGCGCAGGGGTTCATCTTCACCCTGGCCAGAGACATGCTGTCTGAGCCTGTCGAGATCATGCCGTTCATCGTCGACGGCATGCTGCCCGCGAGTGGTATCTCGTTGTGGGGCGCCAAGCCTAAGGTTGGCAAGAGCGTTACCGTGCGCAACCTGGCCGTCAGTGTGGCCCGCGGTGAGGCGTTCCTCGATCGGGCCTGCCAGCAAGGGGCTGTGCTGGTGCTCGCGCTCGAGGAGAAGCGGGCCGAGGTGACCAGTCACCTGCGCTCGATGGGCGTGGGCGAAGAGCTCATCCACGTGCACACTGGCAAGGCGCCGGACAGCAGCAAGGACGGCATCGCCGCGCTGGCTGTGGCCATCGCGCTGTATCAGCCCATGCTGGTCATCGTCGATCCCGTGCTCAAACTGGTGCGCGTCAAGGATTCGAGCGACTACGCCGAACTGACGCGCGAGCTCGAGCCAGTAATCGAGTTGGCGCGCAACACGGGTTGTCACATTGCTGTGACCCATCACCTGGGCAAGATGGTGCGCGACGGCGGCGACGACGTCCTCGGCAGCACGGCGATTTTCGGCGCCGTTGACACGCTGGTGATCGAGCGCAAGAGCCAGAAGGACGGCACACGGGTCTTACACACGGTGCAGCGCTACGGCAAAGACCTGCCCGAGACGACGATTCCGCTGGATGAGATCACTGGCCGCATCGGTCTGGGCAGCACCATATCGGACATCCAGATGCTCGAGGCGCAGAAGGCTGTGATCGAACTGTTGAGGGACTCAGACGGCCTCGACCAGCAGACGGTGCGCAAAGAATCCGGGGTCGGCTCACAGCACGCGCATCAGGCCTTGATGCGCCTCCACAAGGACCGATTGGTTGAGCGAACAGGCCTCGGTAGACCGGGTGATCCGTACCGGTATCGACTCGCCGTGGAGGCTGCTGAGGGCAGTGGTCCAGTGGTTTTTTCTACTAGTAGTGAAAAACCACTAAACCAGACGAATCAGGTGTCAACTCAATCTCAAAACGGGTCCTCAGCGGCAAGCCTCTGTCGAGCTTGCAAAAAACCACTTCTGGAGGCGGAAATGCGGACAGGTTTCGCCCTACATTTCGAGTGCACGCTGCCGTTCGCCGGTTCTGATGCACGCTGACCTGCTGGACTCATCCGTCCACGCTTTCGACACGTGGCTCGACGACGACATGACGCTCACGCCAACGGAGTCCCGCGTCGTACACGTCTTCGGCTCGCGCTTCGGCACATGGGTGCCGGTTCAAGCGCTGGTCCGCGCCGTGTATCGCGACAGCTTCCAGCGCGACCTGCTCGCATGCGACGTGCACACGCTCCGCACGCACATCTCGCGCATCCGTCGCAAACTCCACTCCACTCCGTGGCGTATCGAGAATCGCTACTCGCACGGGTTGTACCGATTGGTGCACGACTGACCCATGCGTCGCAGCACCTATCCGTCCCAGCGCTGCTCCGCGCACCGCCAGAACGGCTCTGCGTGTGGGGCGTGGGCTATCCACGGCGCCGGTGTGTGTGGCATGCACGGCGGCCGTGCGCCTCAGGTCATGCTCGCCGCGGAGGAGCGAATCCGGGCGCTCGTCCATCCGTCCCTCGATCGAATCCAGCGGACCATCGCCGACGACGCCAATCCGCAGCTCGCGCTCGCGGCGGCTCGTGACATCCTGGACCGCGCCGGCTACAAGGCCACCGAGAAGGTCCAGACCGACGGACGCACCGTCATCGAGATCGAGTACATCGACCGGCCTGGATTGCCCGCACCAACCAATGGCGTGGCGCACTAATTACATGCCGCGGATCCAGTTGGTGCGGCCGCACCCGGCCCAGCAGCTCATCCTGGACGAAGCCAGACGCTGGAACGTGGTCGCGCTCGGACGTCGCGCTGGCAAATCGACCCTGGCGCTGCACCTGCTTGCCAACACCGCACTACACGCCCAACCCGCCGGCTATTTCGCCCCAACCTACAAGCTGCTGGCCGAGTTCTGGCGCGAGCTGCGCACCATCCTGGAGCCGGTGACGCGCTTCAAAAGCGAGCAGGACCACCGTCTGGAATTGATCACCGGTGGCACGCTCGAGTGCTGGTCGCTGGACGATCCCAACCCGGCCCGCGGTCGGAAGTACGCCAAGATCGTGGCCGACGAGGCGGCGATGGTGCGCGACCTGCTCGAGATCTGGCAGCTCGCCTTGCGACCGACGCTGACCGACCTGGGCGGCGGCGCGTGGTTCATGTCCACCCCGCACGGGCTCAACGACTTCTGGTTGCTGTACCAGCAGGGCCAGGACCCGCTGCAGACTGAATGGGCCAGTTGGCAGATGCCGACCAGCGTCAACCCGTTCATTGCCACCGACGAGCTCGTGTCGGCTCAGGCGGAGCTACCGGAGCGGGCCTGGGCCCAGGAGTACCGCGCCGAGTTCCTGCAGATCGAGGGCGGCGGCGTTTTTAGGGGCGTCGACGCGGTGTCTCGGCTGAAGCAGCGAGGACCCGAGCGAGGGCATCAGTACACCATCGGTGTGGACTGGGGTAGGACGAATGACTTCACCGCCATCAGCGTGATCGACGCAACGCTGATGGAGCAGGTCGCGTTAGACCGATTCAGTGAGATCGACTATGAGATGCAGACCGAACGACTCCACCGCTGGTGTGATCTTTACCACCCGGTCCTGGTCGTGGCTGAGGCGAACGCAATGGGTCGACCGCTTGTGGAGCGATTGCAGACGGGTTATGCCCGACTGCTGGGGCGTGCGCGACCTGCGTTACCCGTGTGGTCCTGGGAGGCCACCAACGCTAGTAAGGCCGCACTGGTGCAGGCTCTCGGGCTGGCGATCGAACAGGGTTCGCTGAGCCTCCTGGACGACAAGGTGCAGATCAGCGAGCTGCTCGGCTACGAGGCGTCCGTGCTGCCGAGCGGCATGATTCGGTACGGCGCACCCCCAGGCCAACACGATGATTCGGTTATCAGTTTGGGTTTGGCCTACCTCGGTGCCCAGCGCGAGCAGAGCCCAGTGCCGGCGCGCTCGAGCTACGCGTTCGCAGCGGGCAGACGCTGACGCCGGCGTCACGTGAAACACACCGTGAAACACTGAGCGTTACACTCGCGACATCGTGGCGGTCGACCGCTCGAAGAAAGAGCTCAAGGCACCGACGTCGGAGTCAGATGCCGCGGTAGCGTTCGCCCTTGATCGCGCGTCGCACTGCTTCCTTGCTCGACCCGAATTCAGCGGCCAGCATGACCGTGGTGACTTTGCGGAACCGATAGCGGGCTCGAGCGTCCGCGACCTGGTCGGGGGTGAGCTTCGTGTTCCCTTTCCAGACACGTCCTTTGGTAAGCATGTCCTGGCTGTTTTCCCTTGCACTGCCCAGGAACAGGTGCGACGGGTTGACACACGGTGGGTTGTCGCAGCGATGGCAGACGAACAACCCCTTACCGATGGAGCCGTGTTCGAATTCCCAGGCGACGCGCGGAGCCCGCAGCGGGCGGCCGGCACCGACAACGCTGAGCTGGCCGTAGCCATTGGGGAGGCGCGACCGTTGCCATTCCCAGCAATGGGTGTCAATGATGCATATGACGTGCGCCCAGAAGCGCTCCGCCAGTCGCTCTCGTGCTCGTTTCGCTCGCCATTGCTGATAACAGGCCGTCTCGCAAAAGTGGCCGTGACCACGTTGCGCCCGGCTGAGCGTCGAGTGCACCACCGTGGCGCACCACGGGCAAGGACGATCGACGCTGTGCCAACGCCAGTAACACGGCCGCGAACAGAAGTTCTGGTCGGCCAGGTCTGATGGCGAGATACCAAACGTGTCGCCGCACGTCGGACAGATGCACTCAATTGCCGTGGCGGGCACGGCGTTACGCTTGTATCGCATCGGAACTCATCCTTTCGATGCCAAGCCCCCGGCCGTTGCAAGCGGTGCGGGGGCCTTGTGTTGCCATTCATTGTACTGGGTGCGCCGATGGCGATTGACCGTTCCAAGAAGGCGTTGCGCCCGCCAGATTCGGAGTACCTGACCAGCCTGCAGACCGAGCTGGGCGATCTGTACCTGCAGCAGGACAACGACATCGACCTGGTGCGCGAGCAGCGCGAGATGCGCAGGCCCGCGCTCAGCGAGGCCGACAAAGACTACGTCCTCGTCCACGTCGATCCAAGGGACCCGGACATCACCGAAGAAGCCTTCCAGCAAACCGCCATCCTCACCCTCGAGCGCCCGAAGCTATCCATCGTCGGCGGCGAGGGCGATACCGCGCAGACCGTCGCGTCCAAGCTCGAGCACTTCACCGAGGAGACGCTGTGGGAATGCGGCACGCGCGAGCCGGGCTCGGACACCATGACCCAGGTCACCGACGCGACGCTGAACGACGGTGGCGGCTGGGCCAAAATCCTGTGGGCCAGCGACTTATGGTCCGAGCGCTACGGCATCCCCGACCCGAGCAAGTCTGACTCCTCGACGACCGCGGACTACTCGAGCTACGACAAGTTGACCGAAGAGGCCAAGAAGCGAGCAGGCCCGCCGTTCGTGTGGTCGTATGTGGATCCGCGCAAGGTCTATCCGCAGTGGAGCAACGGCTATCTGTGCGAGGTGCTCGAGGCGTCCCAGATGCCGATGCGCTCAGCGTTCAGGCGTTACCGCCTGGGCTACGACTCGCAGGGCAACATCGTGCCCGAGGAGCTCGGCCAGAGTCAGAACCTGATCGAAGCCTCGCGCAACATGCTGAGCGCGGTCACCTTCCTCGAGCACTGGGACGACACCTGGGTCAGCTACGCCATCTGTGGCCAGAACATGAAGGGCGACCCGACCGGGTATATCGTCAAGCAATTCCGCCACAAGTACCCGTTTGGCGTGCCCTACGACTACGCGCCAGGCCTGACCATGAACTGGTGGCGCAATCGCAAAGTCGGCTGGGGCATCGGGCGGACCAAACTGTGGCTCGTCCAGTACCGCCAGTACCTGCGCGCCATGCATGCCCAATACGTGGCTCGCGACCTGCTCAGCCCGCTGGTGACCTATGGCGATACGCCCGCATCGCAGATCATCGGCGACGACGGCAAGCCCAAGGAGACAGACCCGACCGTGCATCCTGGCGAGATCCTGAACCTGCCGCCAGGTCGCCAGCTGCAGCGCATCCAGTACCCCGACGCGGCCACCCTTGAAAAACACATGGCGTTGATCGACGGCGCCATCCGCGACCTGGAGTCACCGCGGGTCACGACACTGAGTGGAATGGAAGGCGCAGGCTTCGCCATCTCGCAGGTGCTGAGCTACTCGAGGACGCGCGTCGGGCCCGTACGGCACGGCATCGAGTCGTTGCTCAAGGGCCAGACGGAAAAACTGTGGACGCTGATTCGCGAGCGCACCCAGGAGAAAGTGTGGGTCTTCTCGGGCGGCGTCGACGTCGGTTCGGGCACCGCGGTGGCGGAGTTCATTGGCTTCGGGCCCAAGGACCTCGAGCGGCCGATGAGAATTAAGTGGGAAGTGCAGGCCTCTCTACCAACCGACGAAATGATCATGGCTCGCTACGCGCACGAGCGTCTGGCGGCTGGCACGTACGGCAAGGACGAGGCGGTCACCTACCTGGGCGACAACCCCGACGAGATCCGCCGCAGCATTGCCCGCGACCGCATCAGGGCCAGCCCCGCCTATCAAAAATGGCTGGATGCGGAGGTGTTCATGGAAGCCGGCCGCGGTGACATGCTGCAGAAAGCCCAGGAGGCTGAACAGATGGCGCTCGGCGGCCAGCTCGGCGCGGCAGGACAACCAGGCCTACCGCCGGGCGGCCCACCCGGTCAGCAACCCCAACCCGGCGTGTTCGAGGGCGGCGGGCCCGGAGCCGGCGGCGTGCCAGACTTAGGCGCGTTGGCGGCGACGCCGAACGGAGCGGGTGTCGGGCCGCCGCCATACGCTCAAGTCATCGCCGGCGCCCAGGCCGCACCTGGCGCCGCACCACCAGGAGGCTAAGAAAAAGACATGCTCGAGATTCCCGATCCCACGCCAGAGCCGGAGCCCGAGCCAGGGCCGCACCCGGAGCCGTTGCCAGATCCCCAGCCGATCCCACCGCCGGCCGAGCCTGAGGACGAGGGCGACGAGCCCGAAGACAAGGACTGAGCCATGGCTGAGAAGTGGATTAGTAAGGCGATTTCGAAGCCGGGCGCGTTGCGTAAGACTCTGGGTGCCAAGCCTGGTCAGCCGATACCCGCGAAGAAGCTCGCGGCCGCCGCGCAGAAGGGTGGCGTGACAGGAAAACGCGCGCGGCTCGCGCAGACGCTCAAGAAGCTGGGCTAAACGGTGCCCTCGGGTACGCAGCAGAACGAGATCACGCGGCTCCAGGGTGAGATCACCAGTGAGATCGCACGCGACGCACCCAATATTGCGCGGGGGATTTTCGGCGAGAACAAGAATCACCCTGACATGGCCCAGGTATCCAACCAGCAACTCGATGACCTGTACCGCTCGAAGTACCAGGCCAACGATCGAGCATGGCTGCAGGCCGAAGCACGCCGTGACCCGCAGCAGTTCCTCGACGTGGCCAAACGCATCGGCGTTCAAGCACCGTCAACCGCACCCGGCATGCCCCCACCCCAGGCACCCGGCGCTGCGCTCAACAAGATCCTGAGCAACGCCCAATCAGCCCCAGCAGCACCAGTGCCAGCAGGACCAGCGGCAATGCCAGGATCACCAGCAGGGCCAGGCATTCCAATGGCGTTACCCGCTCCGCCGCAGGCGCTCGCTGGTGGGGTCGCTTCCGTTCCTCCCCCACCGCCGCCCGTCATTCTGGGGCCCAACGGCCAGCCCCTGCCCGCTATGGCGCAAGGCGGCGTAGTGACGCAGCCAACGGTCGCGCTGATTGGCGAACGAGGGCCTGAAGCGGTCGTACCGCTCTCGAACTACCAGCCGAGCGTCGACGAATCGCTCCGACGTATCGGCCAGGGCGCCAGCGAGTCGATTCCTGGATTAGTCACCCCTGGCAACATCAACCTGAATACGCGTCCGATCGTGCGGAACACGGACGGCACGATCAGTACTGTGCGTTCCATCTCGTTTGAAGATGAAGATGGGCACGAGGTCCTGATCCCGACAGTGAGCGACGACGGTCGGGTCATGTCGAACCGTGAGGCGATCGACGAGTACTACGCCAGTGGTCGACACCTGGGCGTCTTCGCTAATCCCGATACCGCGACGGCGTACGCGTTGCGTTTACATCAGCAGCAAGCGGACCAGTACGGCGGTCGGTAGTGCCTGGCACGATCCTCCTCGACGACGCGCAGAAGCTGTACACCGACCGTCTGCAGCAGCATGCGCAAGACGCCTTCCAGGCCGTCGAGCAAGCCAATCGTCCACCGCTGCAGAACGTGCAGGTGCAGCCACCGTCGCTGCCGCAACCACCACAGATCGATCCCAACGAGATCACCCAACGGCTGCAGCAGCACGCGCAGGATGCCTTCCAGGCAATCCAGCAAGCGAACCAACCACCACTGCAGGGCGTGCAGATCGACCCGAACGAGATTACGCAGCGACTCCAGCAGCATGCGCAGGATGCGTTTCAAGCGGTCGATCAGAACGTCCAGCCCATTGCTCAGGGGCTCCAGCAAGCTAATCAACCACCGTTCGCTCAGCCCGCGCAGCCAATCAGTCAGGGCGTGCAAGAAGTGCAGCCGCCAACGCCGACGGGAGAAACGACGTCGCCGCAGCCCAGTCAACCGCCGATCGAGCGGGGTGGCGATCTGCGCGCCTACGCCAGGCAAGCCGCGCAACGGGCCGGCATCGACCCCGACATCTTCGTGCGCCAGATCGACCAGGAGTCCGGCTTCAACGTCACGGCCAAGAGCGGCGCCGGCGCGCAGGGCATCGCCCAATTCATGCCTGCCACCGCGGCCGGGATCGGGCTGGACCCGAGCGACCCGTACGCCAGCCTGGATGCCGCTGCCCGCATGGACGCTGACAACCTGAAACGGTACGGCGGCGATTGGGGCAAGACCCTGGCGGCCTACAACGCGGGCCCTGGGGCGGTCGACAAGTACGGCGGCGTGCCGCCCTTCGAAGAGACGCAGCGCTACGTGCGGACCATCATCGGCAGCGGCCAGCAGGCGGTCCAGAACGTCGCTCAGGGTGCCGGCCAGGTGCTCGAGTCGGGTCGTCAAGCCGTGGCTAGCGCCGTGCTGCCGACGCTCAGCCAGTTCGGCGACAAGCAGCTCACCGCAGCCGAAGCCTACGCGGCGTGCGGGCCCGCGGCCGCGGTCAGGTTTGCGCAGATGTTTGGCCGCAACCCGACGCTGCGCGAAGCGACCGACATGGCCAGCAATGTTGGTTGGACGGCCGACACGGGCATGGCTGGCCTGCAGTCCGAGTCGAAGCTGTTCACCGACATGGGCATTCCGCACCGTGTCGTGGGCGCCGACTGGAAGGCGCTGGCGCGTGAGGCAGGCTCGGGCAACCCCGTCACGATTTCGACACCTGGGCATTACTTCACGGCGGACAGTTACGACCCGAGCTCGGGTGCGTTCCACGTCGGGTCGAGCGGCACGGACCTGCGGGGTGGCGCGGAATGGATGACGCCGGCGCAGATGGAGGCGCGCATGGGCGCGCTGCAGGGCGGTCTCGCCGCAGACAACCCTGGCACGCCGGCGCCGTCGCCAATCTCGGGTGGCACGACGCCGACCACGGGCATCGTCGGACAGGCGCGTCAGGCCGTGCAGCAGGGTGGTCGCGCAATCAGCGCTGGTCTGCAGCAGGTCGACAACGCAGTGCAGGGCGTCGTTTCAGGGGCCACAGGCGCGGTACAGGGTGCGGCAGCCGACGTGGCCACACGCGCGGGCCAGACCGCTCAGGACGTGCAGCAAGCCGTCATCCCACCCCTGCAGGAGGCCGCGGCCGGTGCGCAGGGCCGGCTGCAGCAGGTGGCCCCCCAGTCGCTCGAGGACCTCACCTCGCGTATCCAGACGCCCGAGAACGCACCACTGGGTCCCGTCGGTCAGGCCATCGGCACGGGTGCATCGGGACTCGGCACTGCCGTGTCGACCGCCGGGGACGTGCTGAAGGAACTCAGCCCGGCCACGGCCATCTCGCGCGTGACGACCGGCCTGAACCAGATCGCCGCCGAGGACCCGCAGTTCCAGCAACTGCAGCAGGACTATCGCGACGCCCAGCAGCGCATGTCCGCCGACCCCAGCTCGGCCAACCAGCAGGCCCTGGTCGACGCTCAGAACCGTCTGGACCAGCGCGTACAGGACCTGCGTCAGGGTGTCAGCCCGGCCCAGGCCTCGGCGGTAGCTTTCCGTTCGCCCCAGCGCGAGTCTGAGGAGACGGCTGCCAACCTGATCGCCAGTGGTGCGGCGACGGCTGTCGCGCCAGCCGGCCTAGCGAGTGGCCTGGGGCGGGGGATCGCGGCGGGGGTCATTGACCCGTCGTCGCTACCGTTCAACCTTGTCGGTGAGCTGGCCACACGCGGCGTCGGGGCCGTGCGCGCGCTGGCGACGATGCTGCAGCCGGGCACCAGTGCCCGCGACGTGGCGCAGGCCGTTCAAGTCGTCAACGACACGCCGGTGACCGCGCGAGCGCTCGTCGATGCCATCGACCAGGTGCGCAAGATGCCCGGCACTGCGGAACTGGCACCGGTCCGCGCGCAGGTGCCGCAGAGTTCGACAGACTTGCTCCAGGCCATGCTGGCCGCGGCTCGGGCGAAGGGTGCCGACCCTGACAAGTTGACGGCGCTCGAGCAGCAGATTGCAGCGATGGATCCGACGGCCGCAACACGCCGCGCACTGACACCGACTGGTGGAGTTCGTGGAGCCATCAGCGACTTTCTCACTGGCACCGGCTCTGAGGTGGGCGCAGTCAGTCCCAGATTCGGCGCGACGCTCGGCGGTGCGGTTGCGGGCGGCTACGCCGGCAACGCCACGGCTCCAGAGGACGCTGAATTCCGCGATCGCGCGGCGCGGGTCATTGCGGGTGCGGGTGCCGGTGCAGCGCTCGGTTCGGCGGCCGGTTTCCGAGGTCCGCTCGAGCAGTCGGTCCTCCAGAGTTTGCGGAGCGGCGGCGTGGTTGCGGGACCCGCACGTGGCGCACCG